AATCTATAAACGACCCAGATCGACCTCTATATATCACTCTCTACAAAAAATTCCGCGCCCCATAAAAATTCTCACAGACCCACACAAAAATCAAAAATAATATATAAATTGAAATTGTAAACTTATACACAAAAAATGAAAAAAAATTCCGGAGAAATTTTTGAGTCCGTACAGGTCGATCCAATCAGTGGCGACTATTACCTCATAATTCCAGAGAGTATCGCCAATGAACTCTCATGGTACGAAGACACTGAGATTAGTTTTAAAGTCGAAGGAAATGATGTAATTCTCACAGAACGCGCAGATTGACAATTCATATATAATGAGGTATAATACTTTAGTAATCACTTGAAATTCAATGGAGTTGATTGATCGAATTAATAAAAATCTTCCAGATATTCTCAATGAAAATGATTGTTGGATATGGAATGGAACAAAAGATAAAAATGGTTATGGGATAACTTCATATAATAAAAAATTATTTAAAGTTCATCGTTTAATGTATGAAATTCATTATGCAGAACCATTAAAATCATTACATTGCCTCCATAAATGCGACAATCCTTCTTGTGTAAATCCACTACATTTATTTGAAGGAACAAATTTAGATAATGTAAAGGATAAAATACTTAAGGGAAGATGTTATACGGGATATCAAAAAGGTGAGCATAACGGAGCATCTAAATTAAAAGATGTAGATGTGATTGAGATTAGGAAGTTGTATAAAACTAAAAATTATACTACAATTAAACTTGGTGAAATATATAAAGTTCATCGCTCTACAATTTCCTACATTATAAACAACAAAACTTATACGCATTTATTAGAGAATTAATTAAAATGGCACGTGGATTTACAGTAAAAGCAAAGACGCCCGAAGCGTCTTCAACAGGGCCTGAATGGGATTATAATCTCGCCAAGGAAATGGTTAGGGGCAAGTCAGTTGTATTTTGCCTTCCAGGTCGCGGAGTTTCTTATACTTACTTGAAAAGTTTTGTACAACTCTGTTTTGATCTTGTACAAGCAGGCGCAAGTATTCAAATCTCTCAAGATTATTCATCAATGGTCAACTTTGCCCGATGCAAGTGTCTTGGGGCAAATGTTCTCAGAGGCCCTGATCAGATTCCTTGGGACGGAAAACTGAATTACGATTGGCAACTTTGGATTGACTCGGATATTGTCTTCAATACTGAGAAGTTCTGGCAGTTGATTCTCATGGACAAAGATATCGCCGCCGGGTGGTATGCAACCGAAGATGGTGTAACTACATCCGTCGCGCACTGGTTGGAAGAAGATGATTTCCGCAACAATGGGGGAGTCATGAATCATGAGACCGTAGAAAGTATCTCCAAGCGTCGTAAGCCCTTCACCGTAGATTATACAGGTTTTGGATGGGTTCTGATTAAGAACGGTGTATTCGAGCACTCTGAGATGAAGTATCCTTGGTTCGCGCCCAAGATGCAAGTATTCGACTCAGGAGATGTGCAAGATATGTGTGGGGAAGATGTTTCATTCTGTCTCGATGCAAAGGAAGCAGGATTTGAGATCTGGTGTGATCCTCGCATTCGCGTTGGACACGAAAAGACTCGGGTGATCTGATGACCACGAAGTATCATATCCTCATGAATAATCGTAAGATTTACACAAATCTTACAGAGGAACAATACTTCAATATTATGGAGGACCTGGCAGATGATTTCTATCAGACAGGTTCTCCAAATCCAAATGAAATAACAACTGAAATTTTTGAAGAAACTGAGGTAACTGAAAATGGCTAAGTCTCATAGTGATATTCAATCAATCCCAAAGAAATCCCTTCAAGGAAACGGGCCTCATACGAAATACTCCGCTACCTCTCGTAATAAAGCCAAGAAAAAATCCAGAGGACAAGGAAAATAGAATATAACCAAGGCGGGCAGAGGCCCGCTTTTTTATGCAATAAATACTCAGTTATTTGTCATCACAGAATTGGAAAAATTTTCAATGGGCAGACACCTTCTATTAGAGGTGTACGAAGTTAACTCTAATCTTATCAATGATGCAATTGCTCTTGAAAAAGTAATGGTTGATGGAATTCAATTTGCCGGAATGACAATCTTAAATATTTTTAGGCATTGTTTTGTTCCACAAGGATGCACCATTGTAATTGCCCTTTCCGAGAGTCATGTGTCGTGTCATACTTGGCCGGAAGAAGGTTGTGTGGCAATAGATGTTTATACCTGTGGTGAAGGTAATCCAAAGTTTATTGTGCTAGAACTATTAAAATACTTAAAGTCAACTACCTATTCTTTGCGCGAAGTAAATCGTTAAATATGATTAGGAGATAGCAACCTCCTTCATAAAAGTTCTGTTTTTACAAAAAACAGGAGCTAAAATGTCAAATTTACCAGTAGATAGAGATTCGGATTACATGAGAAAGATGTGGGGAACCACTAGATTGGTTACTGATTATGAAAAACCAAAGACCATTCAAGAAATCATGCACGATGAAATTCCACCAAGAAAGAAATATTTGAAAGAGCAACAGGAATTGCATGAAAAAATTCGCAATGATGAGGACTATGATGATTGGGAATATGGTACAGAACCAAATTATGGTTCTTCATGGAAATCGACATAAATAAAATATAGAAATTTGATTCCCGAATGGCAGTACAAAGGATATCTAGATCATTTAAAGATATTAGTTTATCCTTTGAACCCCATCCGGTGACAAAGGATCTACCTATACTTAAAAATGAAAGAGCGATTATCAGATCAATTCGAAATCTGGTAGAAACAATTCCAACAGAAAGATTTTTTAATTCTCTTATTGGATCTGATATTCGCTCTAGTTTATTTGAATTTGTGGATTACGGTACTGCATCTATTGTGCAGAATCAAATTAAAACCACAATTACAAACTATGAACCAAGAGTCAATAATGTTCAAGTAGATGTAGATCCTAGACCAGATGATAATGCATTTGAAGTTACTGTTATATTTGATATTATTGGACAAGAAATTCCAACACAGCAATTTACATTCTTACTAGAGGCAACCAGATAAAATGCCTTTTACTAAATTTACAAATCTAGATTTTGATCAAATAAAGACATCCATCAAGGATTATCTCCGTGCCAACTCTACATTCACGGATTTTGACTTTGAAGGATCTAATTTTTCTGTCTTAATTGATACTTTAGCATATAACACGTATATTACTGCGTTTAACTCGAATATGATTGTCAATGAATCCTTCTTGGATTCTGCAACACTCAGAGAAAATGTAGTATCACTTGCAAGAAATATTGGTTATGTACCACGTTCTAGAACTTCTTCGAAGGCTATTATATCATTCAGTGGTTCAACTGAATCTGATACACCAACAGTCACCTTAAAGGCAGGTTTAGTATGTGTTGGAAGTGCAGATAATACATCATATACTTTTTCGGTTCCGGAAAATATTACTCGTCCAGTAGTAAAAAATGGTAATGTAGGTACTGTAGGTTTTACCAGTATTACAGTTTATCAAGGAACATTTTTAACAAAGCAATTTGTTGTTGACGGATCTCTGGATCAAAGATTTGTTTTGGATAATCCAAATATTGATACTTCAACAATTTCAGTTTATGTTAAAGGTATTAATGATAGTGGACTTGGTTCAGAGTATTCATTGGTAGAAAATATTTTAAATATTGATTCTTCATCTGAAATTTATCTAATACAAGAAGTTCAAGATGAAAAGTATGAACTTCTCTTTGGTGATGGAAGATTTGGTAAAAAACTAGAAAATAATGCAGTTATAACAGTTAATTATATTGTAACTAATGGGAAAGAAGGAAATGGATGTGCAAACTTCTCTTTCCAGGGAAATTTAAGATCACCTTTAGATGCACCAGTATCATTAGGAACAGTAACTGTTACCACAAATCAATCTTCTCAGAATGGTGCAGAAATTGAAGATCTCAATTCAATTAAATACTTTGCACCAAGAATCTATTCTGCCCAGTACAGAGCAGTAACTGCAAGAGATTATGAAGTCATTATCAAAAAAATATATCCAGAT